CATAAAAACTTGCTTGATGACATGAATTTTCAACGCTTGCCTCTTGCTAGCAAGGCGATAGCACCAATGTTGTGGTTGCTAGCAAGTGAGTCAAATAGTGGTGAAATTAACAAAACTACCGAGGAGATTGCTTTCCGTCTAAGAATGACTGAGAAGGAAGTGTCAACAGCCATCAAACCCTTACTGGATATGGGTTTCTTCATTGATGCTAGCAAGATGCTAGCAAATGGCTTGCAACGTGCTATGTCAGAGACAGAGACAGAGACAGAGACAGAGACAGAGACAGAGACAGAGAAACCTAACTATGCGGAATCTAAGATTCCACCATGCCCCCATCAACAAATTATTGATATTTACCATCAAACACTTCCCGAGCTTCCAAAGGTAGTAGCTTGGAACAAAACTAGGGAAAGTCATTTAAAGCAAAGATGGAGAGAGCTGTTTGTTGAATATGAATGCAAAAGCACCGAAGAAGGCTTAGATTGGTTTAAGAATGATTTTTTCCAATTTGTTAAAAATTCAAGGTTTTTAACGGGGAAAGTGTCAAGCAATGGCAGAAGGGCATTTTTAGCTAATTTGCCTTGGGTCATCAAACCTGAGAACTTTGCAAAGATTATCGAAAGGAAATATGAATGAAAATTAAATACGGCATAAAAGCTGAGGAAGCAAAGCAGGATGGTCAGCCAATCGTTTGTACCGCATACGGCTGTGGGCTTACTGGCACTTTGTCTACTGGGACCACCGGGGAAAGTAAGTTCTACTGCCGATTTCATTTTGGATTATCCCCAAACAAAAATGACCAAGTAACCTTACGAATTCATCAAAACGACAAACTACGCAATATTTTCGATATGTGTACTAATCCTGAAAAATTCTTTAAAGGAGATAAAAACATTACTTTTTTTGCTATTGCAGATAAAAAGGTATCAGAAGTATTATATGAAATGGGTTTATCTGAATTGCATATTCCTAAGAATTTGCTTAAAACTCGTAGAAATATTCTTGGTGAATTGGATAAACGAACTTTTGTATTGAATGAAAATTAAAGGATTATGCAATGACAACTCAAACTGGTAATGCCTTGGTAAAGGTCCGAGCCGTTTTCCTGAATGAGGAAATGCCGTTGACTATGGCGGTCTTGGCTCAAAAGACAAATCTCAAGTCTTCTCAGGTTTCAATGGCTCTTTGCCATTTACGCAAACAGCGTTATGTCACAAGAACGCTTATTGCCAACTATGCGGCTCGGGGAAGGAAAAGTGTGTGGGCGTATTCCTACCATCCAAATAGGGTTGAAATTGGATGAAGAATTGGAAAAACACCGATGTGGGGTTAGGCAACTACTCAAATATCGTCAGGAATGGGGCATAGAGGGCTTCAGAGCATGGATAAACGATGGGAAGGTACGGTTACTATGGTTGAGGTTAAAAAACGATTACAGCGAGCAATGGAGGCTCGGCAATCGGGGGGAGAAGGACCGTTGGCTTTAAGCCCTTTAAAAAAAGCATTAAATGATGCTGATTACTGGCGTAAGAAGTATGATGAACTTCTGATACACCTTGAACACCAAAACGACTACCGCAGATTCCTAGAGAGGCAAGTTTTTGGAGGACCTTCTTTTTGAAAAAATATTTCATCTTTGCTCATCAGGTCGCTAGATCAGGGGCAAAGCAATGTATTGACGAGTCTCCTGATGGATATGGGGCTGAGATTGGACCCATTAACCGTACTAAAGCTCAGAACGCTAAACTTCATGCCTTAATCGGTCAGATAGCTAAAACCCAAGAATGGGCTGGTAAAAAGCACAGCATTGAGACTTGGAAACGATTGCTAACAGCCTCATGGCTAAGAGCAAGAGGTGAGCCGATTGAAATGCTACCCGCTCTTGATGGCATGGGGGTCGATATTGTTTATCGTCATACTTCTGAATTGAATATTAATGAAATGATTGAGGAAATTGAATATGTGACCGCATGGGCTGTTGAACAAGGGATTAATGTTTAATGACTAGAAAGCTCTACGAATCGGACGAAAATTTAGGCAACGAAAGAGCTGTTGCTTTATTTATTGAAGAATTGTGGATATGCGATTTAATAAAACTACCGATTAAATATGGTCTTGATTACACATTTAGAAGGAATAAGAATCTCGTTGGCTTCTGTGAGATTAAATGCGTTAATTATGAAATGAGTCATTTTGACTTAATGAGTGGTGGATATTTTATTAACGTTGGAAAGATAATGTCAGCTAGAGCATTAGTTGAAACAACAAAATTACCTTTTTATTTAATTGTTGATACTCGGGATGGAATATGGTACAGGGAATTTACTGAATTTAATAATCTAAAACTAATAGTAAATGGCAGAAAAGATAGGGATGATTGGCAAGATATTGAGCCAATGGTTTTGCTAGAAACAGCTTTATTTAAAAGAATTGCAAAGAAACCGAATGACCAAAGCTGAAAAAAATGTTTACCTTAGACTCTCACGATTGGGCTGTATTCTGTGCCAATGCAACGGCATACGAGAAATTGATGATTCTCCAGTCGAAATGCACCATATCCGAAGATATGGAGGAAAAAGAAGCCTTGCACCCGTCATTCCCTTGTGTGCTGAACATCATCGGCTTGGAAATTCCAGTATTCACAGCCTTGGACACAAAGGATTTCAAAAGTATTGGGGAGTGAGCGAAGAAGATTTATTTGAAATGGTCAAGGAGAAAATTGCATGAGAAAGGTTGATCGATTAACATTGTCGGAAATCGGTCAGTTAATTCCTTTTTCTGACGCTGGATAAACGTCACCAGCACCTATACAATGTATTACTGAGTAAAAAGGAAATCAAAGTGGCTAGACCGTCAAAACTGACTGACAAGCAATGGGAAGAAATCAAAAGCCGAATGCTTCATGGCGAGAAAGCGGCTGATCTCTCAAGGGAATACAAAGTAAGTAAGGCTTCTATTTCTGAACGAGTTTCCGAACGAGTCCGAACGATGAAAACTATTTCAAATCAATTAGTTACAGCAGAACAAGAATTAAAGGATTTACCTGTTTCTGAACAACTGACTGTATTGAACTTTGTAGATGACCTAAAAGCAATCAGTCTAAACCTTGCAAGTGCTGGTAAGTTTGGTGCGATTAATGCGAATAGGCTTTCTACCCTAGCGAACCAACAGATCAATAAAGTGACAGATGAAAGCATTGAGGATGGAGAAGGATTAGTCTCACTGGCTTGTGCAAGTCGATTGACTGACCTAGCAAATGAAGCAAGCAAAATACCGATTGGACTCATGAATGCCAATAAAGATCAAATAAAAGGCATTACTCCTCCACCAACAAAAGACTTCAAACAATGGACAAACGAGGAATTGCTTGAATACGCAACAAAGGGTATTTAAAGAAATCTATATCAGGAAGACGGCTTCTGCTGACATATTGAATTATGTGAACGCTATTGAAGTGCCGGGTAGACCAATAACCGAAGATCCTGATACCGAATACTTTGAGCCTGTTGAGACTACGTTAGCTCATCATCATCGACTTTTGCTGACTAAGCTCGATGAGGTTGCGAGCACTCCACATGGGAGGATGATGGTTTTTATGCCACCGGGTTCTGCAAAATCAACCTATGCCAGTGTGGTGTTTCCATCAAAGTACCTAGGTGAAAAGCCAAATAGAAAGATTATTTTAGCGAGTTATGGTGATGACCTTGCCCGAAAATTAGGCAGACGTACTCGATCCATTATTAAGCAAAATCGTTATAAATCGATCTTCAATACTGAATTGACTATCGATTCTCAGGCGGCACAAGAGTTTGCATTGACTAATGGTAGCGAATACATGGCTTGTGGAATACTGGGAGGGGTAACGGGTAATCGTGCTCATGGGATCATTATTGATGACCCTATTAAAGGACGAGAACAGGCTAACTCTGAAACTATCCGAAACAAGACTTATGATGCTTTTGAGGATGATCTTAAAACTCGTCTAATACCGGGCGGTTGGATAGTATTAATTCAAACAAGATGGCATGAAGACGATTTAGCAGGAAGAATCCTACCTGAAGGATGGAAAGGCGAATCGGGCAAGATACTATGCAAAGATGGAAATTATTGGGAAGTGGTTTGTTTGCCAGCCTGTTGTGAAAATGAAGGTGATCCACTAGGACGCAAGATAGGTGAATACCTATGGTCAGAATGGTTTGATCTAAAACACTGGTCACAGTTTGAATCAAATCCTAGAACATGGGCGGCACTCTATCAACAACGACCAGCTCCGCTTGATGGCGATTTATTCAAGCCCGATCAAATCCAAGTGGTTGATGCTATACCTATTGGGGATATTAAATGGTGTCGGGGATGGGATTTAGCTTCTACTGTTGACGGAGACTGGACGGCTGGAGGCAAGCTAGGAAGATTAGCTGATGGACGATTCGTCATTGCAGACATGGCTAGGTTGAGAGTAGGACCCGATCAAAGGGATGCGGCAATGTTAAACACAGCCTCATTGGATGGTCGAGCTGTAAAAATTAGTATTCCTCAAGATCCCGGTCAAGCAGGGAAAACCCAAGTTCTATACTTAACAAGGGCATTGTCAGGATACAATGTCAAAAGTTCTCCCGAATCAGGTGATAAGATTACTCGAGCTGAACCTTTTGCCGCACAAGTAAACATTGGGAATGTCTTAATGATTCGAGGTGATTGGAACCAAGCATTGATAAATGAAATGAGAATTTTCCCTAATGGGACGCATGACGATCAAATAGATTCGCTTTCAAGAGCGTTTTCTGAAATAATGATTCCACGCAAAAGTTTCTTTGGATAAGGTATATATGCTAAATTGGTTTAGAAAGCCCAAGGTCAAAAAAGAACCTAAAGAGCCAATGGCTAGAACTAGCCTATTTAGCACTCATGTTGAATACGATAAACCTGAAAGACGTTTTGATTTAGCAGAGCGTATTCTTAATCTAAAAAAACATCAGCCTATTTTTACAGGCGAATATGCTCAAGATGATTCCAGCGATGGCTTTCCTCAATTCAAGGCTTACAACACTTTAACCAATACAGTTAGTGAAGCGGTAGTGGGCTGGTATGCCTCACAAGGGTTTATCGGCTCACAGCTTTGTGGAATTATTGCTCAAAACTGGTTAGTAAACAAAGCCTGTGCAATGCCAGCCGATGATGCTATTCGTAAGGGATATAACATTGTCAGCGTAGATGGCGATGAGCTAGAGCCTGAAGTAATCAAGATCATGAAGCGGTATGACCGATCAATGGGTTTAGAAAAGAATATGCGAGAGTTCATTCGCAAGGGCAGAATCTTTGGTATTCGGATTGCCATGTTCAAGGTTATGTCAACTGACCCTGATTACTATGAAAAGCCATTTAACATTGATGGAATTACGGCAGGAAGCTATAAAGGCATAGTGCAAGTTGATCCGTATTGGACAGCTCCTATGCTTGATGGTGCTTCTGCAAGCCAGCCTGATACTCTACATTTTTATGAACCTACTTGGTGGATCATTAATGGCAAGAAAATTCATAGAAGCCATTTAATCATTTTCCGTCATGCTGAACCAGTAGACGTGCTCAAGCCTACTTACCTATATGGTGGAGTGCCACTAACTCAGCAGATCATGGAACGGGTTTACGCTTCTGAGCGTACAGCCAATGAAGCTCCACAGTTAGCAATGACCAAACGCACTACTGTTTGGCTTACAGACATGGAAGCGGTAATGTCCAATTCCAATGCCGCTATTGAACGCTTGCAACAATGGTCACAATATCGAGATAACTTTGGTGTGAAGCTAGGTGATAAAGAAGGAGACGAATTTAGTCAATTCGATACTTCTCTTGCTGACATGGATGCTTTAATCATGACTCAGTATCAGCTTGTTGCCGCTATTGCTGGAGTACCAGCTACTAAACTCATCGGCACTTCTCCTAAAGGATTTGGGGCAAGCGGTGACTATGAAGAAGCTAGTTATCACGAATTGCTCGAGTCGATTCAAACTCATGACCTCACTCCATTAGCTGAACGTCATCATGCTTTAGTGATGAAATCGTATGTCATTCCTAAAGTGGGTGCGATTGATGTAGAAACTACATTGAACTGGTTGCCTCTTGATACTCCAACAGCTCAAGAATTGGCGGCTACTAACCTTACTAAAGCTCAAACTTCTGCAAGTCTGATCCAATCAGGTGTTCTCTCCAGTGAAGATGAGCGTCAACGCATTGCTACAGATAAGCAGAGTGGCTATAACGAATTAGGAACTTTGCAAGAGCCTGAACCTGATCCTGAAGATGATCCCGAAGGTGGCGGTAATCCATTCGATAAGGCTGAAGATTCATTTAATGAATCAGATCATCCAAGATCAGATAATGGTCAATTTGGATCGGGAAGTGGATCTACTAAATCAGAAGAAGATCCTTTT